TTTACTTAACACAGTATCAGGTACAACTATATACGATGTAGACGAATTACGTTTTCAAGGAGATGTTAACTTTGGGTTAGCAACTGTTACAGGATTAACACTTAATCAAGTTACAGGTGATTTAACTGGTAGTGTGTTTGCTGACGATAGTTCAGTTATTGTTGACGGTATAAACAGATCTGTAACTGCAGATAAAGTTAATACTAATGAATTGAATTCAGTATTAATAAAAGGTAACTTACAAAATAGCGTACCTGGACAGGTAGTATCAATAACTGGTGATGCAGGGATTACGCTGTTGCCAGCAGGCCCGTTAAATGTACCAAATGCAACTAGTATACAACTAGCAGGCACACAAGGTATTACGATTTCGGCTACTAACGATTTAGCACTTAGTACTAGTTCAGGAAATATTACATTCTCAGGACCAGTTGACTTTACCGCATCAACAGTTACAGGACTTAGTGTTGAAGGTAACTTTGTTGGTAGTGTTTTCGGCGATGATAGTACACCATTAGTTGATGGCATCAATAATAAAATTACAGGTAAGATTGACTCAACTGAAGCAATAGTTAATCAAGGTAACTATAGTCTTACAGTTAATTCAACTGGTGCAAAATTACAAAGAACCAGTGGAGCAGGTGGAGGACTTGTAGTAACTAATGCTAGTGGTGTAGTATTAGGAGGCGAAGCACCTGTTGAAATATCAACAGCAGGTGATGCTATTGTAATTGGTAACGGAAGTTCAGGCAACATTACAATAGGTAATGGTACCAATACTATTACAGTTACAAATAGTACAACATTAGACTTATCGGACTTAACTAGCATTTCATTTAGTAATTCAACAATTTCAGGATTACTAAGTCCTAGTATTTCTTATACACCAGATGATAATACTGACTGGGAGGGAACTCCGCCCGATAATGTACAAGACGCTATCGATAGACTAGTTGCATGGATAACAGACTTTAAAAACAATGATAGTACAGATCCTAACAGACCTGCACCATAACGGAGACATAAATGGCCATTGAATATATTAATACAGGAACAATAGCAAACGACGGCACAGGCGATGCACTTCGTGAGGCTTTTATTAAAGTAAATGATAACTTTGAAGAACTTGACTTACGAGTAATTGAAACAACACAATTTGAAAATGTTGGGTCAGTTGGACAAGGAGTTTTTGCCGGGAAAGATGATAATACTGCACAATTTAAAAAATTAATAGCAGGTACAAATGTTACATTAACTCCAACAGCAACTACACTAACATTAGATGTTGACAATGCTCTTGAACAACTTCTAATGATAAGTGATAATGGTAGCTTAACTGTAGCACCGGGGCAAAGTGTAAACTTTAATGGTGGTAACGGATTAACCACATCAATTGCTTCACAAACACTTACTATAGATCTTGATACAAGTAATATTGTTTCAAGAGATAGTAGCCCAACACTAACTGCTAATTTAAATGCTAATGGCAATGATATTACTAATGCTGGTACAATTACTGCTAACACTGTTTCAGGTGCATTTCAAGGTCTAGTTTATGGATTTGACATAAGAGAATTTGGACCGTACCTTTCAGGATTTGATTTTGGCGGAGTGCGTAATACTTACGGAAGCGCACTTGATTTTATTGTTAGAAATACAGATATTGATTTAGGACCAATTGATCCTGAAAGAACTGATTTAACAATTGACTTAGGCTTCTTACCATCTGTATAACTAATACGATAAATATGTTATAGAAGGAATGATCTATGGCATTATGGACAACTGGTACAAATAAACTACTTGCTACTGTTACAGAAGAACAGACGATTTCACTATCTCTGCCAGTAACAGCAGGCTCAACTATCTCATTAATTAGTGGCACATTGCCACCTGGCGTTAAGATAAATGATATAACACTTATCGGTACACCAAGAGAGGTATCTCGTGTAACTGATTTTAGATTTGTGTTAAGAGCATCTCTAAATAATCAAATTGACGATAGGACATTTACTATAAAAGTTGAAGGTCCTGATACACCAACATGGTCTACACCAGCAGGTGAACTTCCAATTGGTAATAATGATACCTATTACATTTTAGACAGTAGCCCAATAGACTTCCAATTAATAGCAACCGATGACGATATACAAGCAGGACAATCTCTTACATACTTTATGAAAGAAGGTGACGGAGTATTGCCGCCAGGCACTACACTTACTACTGATGGCAGAATTATAGGCATTGTTGATCCGTTACTTGCAATAGAACGTGGAGAGATTTATGCAAGTGGATACTATGATACAAGCCCTTATGATTTACAATCAGGTGGATACGATTTTGGGATTAGAAGTTCAAACGGATTTGATAGCTTCTTTTATGATACAACTGTTTGGGACTTTAGTTATACTGAAAAGGCTCCAAACAAATTAAACAGATATTACCAATTTACAGTAAATGTTACAGACGGTGATATTGTTGCACGAAGAACATTTAAAATATTTGTAGTCGGCGATGATTTCTTCCGTGCTGATAATACTGTTTTACAAGTAGGTAGTGGAACATTTACAGCTGACAATACTAATTTAAGAACTCCAATATGGATAACTCCAGGCAACTTAGGTATCAAACGTGCTAACAATTATATTACACTACAGTTAGATATTATTGATACTAACACACAAGTTGGATTTGTAAATTATAGTCTTGAAGATACTAATCCTGGCACATATCGATTAAAAGCAACAGGCGAAATTATTTACAATGGAAAATACGAAGTTAGTGGTACACTACCTAAGTTTGTAGATAGTGGACGTGGGCCTGATAGCTTTATTGGTATTGTTCCATCTCCAGTACAGCCTAGTGAATGGGAAGTACTAGTTCCAGAAACAGTAAGTACTTTACCAAAAGGTTTAGAACTTGATACGTCAAATGGTGAAATTGCTGGACGAGTACCATATCAAGCAGAAGTAACAATTGATTATAAATTTACAATAAAGGCAACACGTTTTACACCAGATGAACCTGATATTAATGTTAGTACTGTTAAAGTATTTAATATTAAGTTACTAGGTGAAATTAATTCTGAAACTACATGGACAACGCTTCCAGACTTAGGCACGCTTAATTCAAATTCGATTAGTGTTTTACGTGTTGAAGCAAATACTACAGTTCCAAACGCACAAGTGTTATATAGTTTAAAATCAGGCAAGTTACCTCCAGGGTTAGAACTAACATACGACGGAGAAATTGTTGGCAGAGTTAACGCTTATGGTCAAAATGTTTACAAAAGTTTATGGAGAGGTTCTCGTGAATATACCGCAGGAGATATTGTAAGAGTTGACGATACTTATTACAAAACTGCTAGTAATCATACTAGTAGTTCAAGTGGAATATTTGCAAATGATGTAGCATACTGGATTGAATTTAATTATACTCGCTTAGGACTAACAACTATTGACAGTGATTCAACATCATTAGATTTACCCCAAACAACTATTGATAGACAATATAACTTTATTATTAATGCTGAGGATCAATACAAATATAGTATTGCAGAACAACAATTTAGTATCACAGTAACAGATCCAGAAGTTATAAAATATAGTAATATCTATCTTAAGCCTTTCCTTAACGAAACAACAAGACGTACATTTAACGATTTCCTATCTGACCCAGAAGTTTTCATTACAGAAAATATTTACAGACCTGGAGATCCAAACTTTGGCATACAAACAGATATTAAAATACCATTGTATTACGGAATTGAATCTCGCAGTCTTGCTGAGTTTACAAGTAAAATGGCAACTAACCATAAAAGAAAACAATATAAGATTGGTGAATTAAAAACAGCTCAGGCTAAAAAAGAAGGTACTAATACTACTTTATATGAAGTAATTTATGTACAAGTTATAGATTCGCAAGATGTCTCAGTTGGACGGACACGTAAGTCGTTTAATATAAAGACTAATCAAAAAATTACAGTTGATAGCGTAAACTACGATGCAAAGGATATGTTCTACGATTATGATACTAAGCCATCATTTACTATACTAACACGTAGTGGCCCGTTATCGGTGCAACTAGGCGAAGACTTTAGTGTAGTTACTCGAGGTGACGGAACATATAATTTAAATTGGACATTAGGTATAGAAGTAGATGGTAGAACTGAAGACAATCTTTTAAAAATAATAGAAGGACTCGGTAATACGTATCAAAGACGTCCTGACTTTGAAAACACAATAAAAGTAGATAGTGATGCAATATCAGTATCACAAAATAATGATAGTTTAAGATACATTAGCAACTTAAACAATATGAGGGACAACATAAGATCAGTAGGACAAACAAACAGATCATTTGTTCCGTTATGGATGCGTAGTCAACAAGAAGGAAGTGTAAATGAATTAGGTTACACACCTGCTTTAGTACTATGTTACTGTAAGCCAGGCAAGTCTGCATTAATTAAAGCTGCAATTGAAGCAAATGGCTTTGACTTTAAAATATTCAACTTAGATGTTGATAGATATATAATTGATAGTACAGATATAAGTAGCCAAGATAGTTACTTAGTATTCCAAAACTATCGATTCAATACGTAACCCTGATAAATAAGTGTAGGAGAACACACTATGGCAACTAGCGACAATATTACACCAGAAAACATTGATGAAACATACCCAATTGCAGGTCAGGATAATGACTCGCAAGGATTTCGTGATAACTTTGCGACAATACAATCAAGTTTAAGTGCATCAAAGACAGCAATAAAAGACATTGAAGCAAAAGGTATATTTAAAACTGCACTTGCTGACGGATCATTAGATAATGACTTGCAAGGTAATACTATTACTAATGGAGTACTAAAAGGTGTAGCATCGGAACATTTTAATACAGGTAACATTATACAAAATGCTGAAGCTAACATATTATGGACTACAGCAGAATATCATGATATTACAATGGCAAATCCAAGTTCAGTACGTTTGAGCTTAGGCGGCTGGCCTGCTGCAGGAACTTATGGTAGAATGCGTCTTGCTATTAGAAGTAATAATGGTTCAGAAAGAACTATAACTTTTGAAGCAGCTAATGCTGGAACACTCCGAGTAAACTCAACAAACTGGACAAGTGCGTTAAGTGGCGGCGACTTTATAGTCACTAGTGCAACAAGTCCTAAAATTGTAGATGTATGGACTGTTGATGGCGGTATTACAGTGTTTATGGAATACGCCGGAGAGTACACTATTTTATCGTAATGTTTAATCCATTAGTAGATAATTTTAATCAACTAAATGATAGCGAAGTAGAAGATAAACTTACTGAGCTGGCACGAAAATATTGGATGACACGAAATCCTGAAGTTCAACAGCAAATAACAGTCTTGATGGACATGTATAAAATTGAACTTACAACACGCAGAGCTATTCAGCAACAAAAACAAAAAGATCAAGATAACGGCGAAAATTCTCTTGACAATCTGATAAACATCAGTTAAAATACAAGTATGCTTATGAAAACTGACTCTCTCGGTATCCCGCGATTTACAAATAAAGACTTAGTTGATATGATCTATTCAGGTCATGTTGACAAGTGTCATGTAGTGTTGTGCGATGCAGACGATGATGTAGATAAATTTAACAAGGCTTGTGAAGAGCAAGGCTTTGATAAACTACAAAAATATATTCCATTAGATGTAGATCAACAAACTTTTGACGGTGTATGTCAAAGTGAATGGTTTATGCCTGATGAATACAAAGACATCAATGTATATGAATATGTACTAGGCAAAGCAAAAACACCCTGCCCACAACACGTACAAGATCGTATATGGGAAGAAATGGAAGCATATGGCGAACGTGATATGCATAATCTATTACGCTATATGATTTATCTTGTAGACTTTATGCGTGAGAATGATATTGTATGGGGTGTAGGCAGAGGTAGCTCTGTAGCAAGTTATGTGCTATACTTAATAGGTGTACATAAAATTAATTCCATCCAGTTTGACCTGGATTGGCGAGAGTTCTTGAGATAAGTAAGTATATAATTATTAGGAGAAAATAATGGTACAAAGAGCAAAAGGTGCAAAAGTTTATAAAACCATGCAAGGTAAGATGGTTGACATGGACATGCTCCGAAAGAAAAACGAATTAACTCAAGCAGTAGGTAATGCTAAAGTTAATGCCCGTGGTGACGAATTAGGTCCAGGCGGACAAATTATTAAAAAACGTGAGGACGTAGTGAAAGAGTACTACGATAATCATAAAGGCGTTGTAGATCAAGCAGCAGTTAAAGTTCAAAAGGATCTTGAAGACGATTGGGTTGAACCAGAACCAATCAAAGAAACACAAAAAGCTAAAGCCCGCACAACAGCAAAACCTAAAGCTGAAGATGATTGGGTTGAAGATGATGACGGTAATTTTGTAAAAAAAGGTGATTAATGAATAACGCAATTAAAGGTAATTTACGTGCTATTGGAGATCGAGTGTTAGTTTCCGATATGTATTTTGGTGAACAAAAAACCAAAGGTGGCATTATACTCGGAGACGATGACGGCAAAACAAGAGGAATCTATCCTCGCTGGGGTAAAGTACACTCTAAAGGACCTGACAATAAAGACATCTATAATATAGGTGATTGGATTCTTATCGAACACGGACGATGGACTCGCGCTATGAAAGTAGAATTAGAAGACGGTACCGAACTCGAAATTCGAATGATTGACGCTGAGTGTGTATTGGCCATGTCAGATGAACGACCAGACGAAACACAAATTGGTAATGAATATGCAGATGGTGAACATGCAACTGTTGACCCTAGTAGCTTTATGAGGACATAATGACAAACGTATTTAAAGACATTGACACATTCGCGACGGCGTGTGACCAGCCACCAAGTACAGAAAACTATGCAATGTACTTAGATTTAATTACAGAAGAGTACGGTGAACTTAAAGAAGCAATTGAAGCAAGTGACAAAGTCGAACAGCTAGACGCACTAGTAGACATCCTAGTTGTTACTATGGGCGCAATACGTGCCGCAGGTTGGGACGGAGAAGCAGCCTGGAAAGAAGTAATGGATACAAACTTTGCAAAGATTGATCCAACTACAGGCAAAGTAATCAAACGTGCTGACGGTAAAGTACTAAAACCAGAAGGCTGGAAAGCACCTCAACTTGCTCAGTTTATTTGAAAACTTCGAATGGTATGACTTCTTAGCTGTAGCAATATTCGCTAAAGTATTCCAAGTATTGATTATCGTCACCTTAATGGGTGGCGGCATCGTAACAGCAACACTACTAGCAGTAGTGTGGCAAGGATGGCTATACTACGAAAAATTCCGTACAAAAACACTTGACATCTAGTCAAAGTTCTGTTATAATAAACTTATAAAATTAAACAAGCGGCTGTAGCTCAGCTGGATAGAGCGTTGGTCTACGAAACCAAAGGTCAAAGGTTCGACTCCTTTCAGCCGCGCCAAGTGAGGACATGATATGGCTACACACGGAATGATCGACTTAGAAACATTAGGTGTAGAACCTGATAGTGTTGTGATGACACTAGGTGCTATCAAGTTTGATCCGTTTACAGATAACGAACCGCATAGTGGATTATATCTACGAGGTGACATTGAGGATCAAACTGAAAATTTTAATCGTTCAATTGACGATAATACATTAGCTTGGTGGGGGAGACAGGACCAAGCAATTCAAGACGAAGCGTTTGGCGATCATGATGACCGTGTTACTGTACCAGAAATGTTACGCCAACTTAATAAATGGTGTGTAGGATTAGATTATATTTGGTGTCAAGGTCCTACATTTGATTTTGTAATATTACAGCATCTATATAAAGAAGCAGAAAAGCCTGCTCCGTGGAACTATTGGCAAATTAGAGACAGTAGAACATTGTTTGCTATGATGCCAAGTGATCCACGTAAAGCAATACAAGAAAGCCTCCATAACGCACTGGCTGATTGTTATTACCAAGCAAAGTGCGTACAACAATCATACAAACATTTTGGAGTTACAAAATAAATGAATCCAGTATCACGAGAAGTAGACGACGAATCTAAACGATTAATGAAAGAATATCTTGACAAGGGCGGCAAAATTACATATTGTGAGCCAATGGCCCGTACAGAAAATATCGAAGTCAAAGGCGGCTTCTATGGTAGGAAACCAAAGAAAAAGAAGGAAGAGTAATATTGAAATATGTAATTGATATCGATGGTACTATTTGTAAAGAAGTTATTATTCCAGGCACTGGTGGAAAGAAAGACTACGCTAAACATATTCCGATGCTGGATCGTATTGCAAAAGTAAATGCATTGTATGATGCAGGACACACAATAAAATATATGACAG